ATTCTCGCGGCGTTGTGGGCGTCACAGACGTGGCTACCGAGGTTGCCCTTGCGGATTCTGCAACACGAACTAGAAACGGGCGACGCATCAAAGCTATTAATGACGTAATCTCTCAATTGGCTAAAAATACTATAGCCCTGTTTGAGGAGTTTTTAGACCCAGAGAGCGATCTGCCAATACGCCTTTCTGATTCTAACGACAGAATTGTAATCAGCCGAGACTCGATGGGTGAAATAGAGGCCGGTGGTTACGACTATGATTACGAAGCAATTGCATTCTCCCCTGCGGAGAACAACAAACTTGCACAGCTTAGGAGCATCCAGTCGTTCCTTCCTGTTCTTCTCCAGTCAGAGTCGGTGGATAAAAATAGACTTACCACAAAGCTTCTTGACCTATTGAACATGAGGGAAATCTTGGTAGACCCAGAAAAGCAGGCTGTGTCGGGGATGCCTCCGGGTGGTGCTCCCGGAGCATCTTCTTTGTTGAATCAGCCTCCAGAGGAGACGGTCGCTACCGGCGGCATGCCTCCTGGACTGGAGCCGCCTCCCGCGCCTTTTGAATCTGGAGGGGCAGGGAACCCTCTGCCCAACGAGCTTCGTGGGAACTTGGAGATATAATGCCATTGTATGATTTAAGGTGCAGCGGTGAATGTGGTGTTGTTGAGGCGGTAATCCCGCTGAGTCAGATAGACAATCCCACCTTTTGCCCCGAATGCACCATGCCTGCGGCTAGGATTGTTTCACCTGTAACTACAGTCGGTGCTGTTTTTGACAAAAAAATCGAGTTTGGCCAGTTGGGTAAAAAGTTCTCAACAAACTCTGAGTTTCGGAAGTACAAAAAAGATCACCCTGAAGCCAGGTTTGTAGATAAAAACTCTACAGAGTGGAGGAGTCATTACGATCAGGTACGGAACCATTGCGACAAAAAGTCAAAAAAGCAGGGGTTTCGCGACCATGAGGACCGCATTAGTAAGCTAAGTAAAAGAAAGCGGGAAATGCAAGAACGAACAAATTGACTTTATGTCTGTTATATTGTATTTGATTTTTGGAGATTGCAATGCGTTACGAATCTGAAATGGAAGAAGAGTCAGAGATGGAAGAGGGTTCTGAGGACTCTGAGAAGGAAGAGAAGGACTATTCTCGCGAAGATATGATCAATTATATGATCAATGACTGCGAGAGCGCAGAAGAATGCGAAGAAATGTTAGAGAAATATGGATTCGATCTGGTGAAGAAAGAAGAGGAAAAAGGGCCCTCGACTAACTTTAAAGATATCGAAAAGGAAATGGGGATGGGGAAGGGCTCGATGCCTCAGCTGTCCGTCATAAGAATATCGTCAGCTAGAAAGGCCCTTGGAAAGGGTAGGAAGAAATGAGCGTAGACGAGACCCAGGCATCTGAAGGGGCTGCAGCCGAAGCGACTGTTGAATCTTCTTCTTCTTCTGCCATTGATTCCACAAGTTCCTCCGAATCGGAGGCAGCCTCTTCTCCTGAGGAGGTTGTTAGTGAAGCGGCACCTGCTGAAGATACAGTAGACGATACGCCGGAGCTTCCTGAGTTCGACTTCAGTGCTTGGGAGGGGGGTGTAGAAGACCTTCCAGATATGTATCGCCCTGTGGGCACCAGGATGCATGAGATCCACTCTAAGAGGGTGGGTGAGTTTGAGTCAGAGTTAGATCAGTTAAGAAGACTGAACGACGCCCTGATGATTGGGGAGGAAGACCCCAGAATAGCAGATTTTAAGACAAAGTTTGAGGAGTCTCAGTCACAGTACGAGTCTCTTCAAAAGCAGCATGAAGAGTATCAGCAAGAAATCGAGCAGATGATGGATCAAGAAGCGGAGGCGTATGCCTCTAAGTTCTTCGAGAAGAATCCTCAATTGCTAGAGAATCAAGAGATGTCTGACGCCTTCAGCCTGCTTGTCGAAAACGACTGGGATCCTGAAATCGCCGTTAAGCTGCTGTCCCTGAAAGGGGATGCAGTGGAAATAGCCCTAAAGGCTAAGATTGAGGGTACACCAGATGTGTACGCACTAAGGTTGGCAGAGTTACATTCTCGTCCGTCGGCAAGGCCTAAGCCTCGTCCAGCGGCGAAAATAACTTCTGGAGCCACCACACGTTCTTCACCTGATCAACAGTTGATGGGCGTAAATGAACAGTCGTCATTAGACGATAAACGAATGGATGTGGCTCGTAGAGCACTCAAAAACGCTAGGAGATAGAAATGCCTACAGTAGGAACTGGAATCAGTCCAGATGTGTTGGCTACCGCTCTACAAGAGCTTATGCCTTCATACTCTGAACTTTTTGCAACATGGCACCCGGTACTAGACCGTGTCATTAACAAAGGAAACATGGACCGAAGCGTCCTGAAAGGCCCATTCCGCGAATTCGCGGTTGTGACCGGCGGACCAGGTACCGTTACTCAAGTAGTGACAGGATCTGAAGTTATCGCAGGTGGCCGGAACCAAAACGCAACACGCGGTGATACATATGCACCTCGTTTGATTTATGCGTTTGACGTTCCGGGTAAGGACCTTGCAGAAGCCAACGGCGAAATGGACCTTGCACGAATTATTCAACATTACCCAGAGCTGGCCTTGGCCGACTTCCACGAGCGCATTGCAGAGCAGTTCTCACAGGGAACAGGACCGGGCGTTGGTGGTTTCGTTACACTTAACGGAGCAACCACTTACAGCCCGAACGGCGCTGCTCGATCTGGCGCAATTAAGTTTGGCGATCGCGCTGCACAGGAGGCTGGAGGCCTTGGTACATCCGATCTTCGTTTTGGACTTCAGTCTGGGACGACTGATGGGTGGTACAACCAGTACGCTACGCTTCCAACTCCCGACTTCTCTGCCGACAACGGACGAAACTACATGCGTGAAGTTTACTTCCGCTGCTCTCGTCAGATGAAGACAATGGGCCCTGTTGACCTTCTTCTTGGAGATGAGGCATCTTACCTCAACTACCTTGACAGTTTGGACGAGCAGGTTCGAATCATTTCTGATTCTACAAAAGACGGCGACCGTGCTCCACGGTCTATCCGCCAGGGCGTTAAGTTTCTCGATGCAGACTTCTATCTTGAAGACAGCATTGACATTACAAGCACGGCCTTCAACCAAGGCGGCGTCGCTGGTCCTGCTAATAGCGGAGTTATTTACTTCCTTAACACCGCAACTTGGCATGCCTACACATTGGGTCATGACGCTAATCGCGAAACCAAGGGCGACTTCTCAGTACGCGGACCTTTCCGTATTCCTGAGCAGGACCTCTTCCGTTACGAGATTGTCTTGAACATGGGTATTCACACCAATCAACTTCGTGCAAACGGTGCCGTCACCGGCACGGCAGTGCCATAGGGGGCTAACATGTCTGGATTTACATCAGCGGCTGGAATCAGCCCAACAACAGTCACAACCTCTGCTCAGGCTCCTCTTGGATTTGAGCTTGTTCAGCCTGACGGCGATAAGGGGCTCAAGGTCTGGGTTTACGTCTTCAATGATGAAGCGGCTACTGACTTTACCGAGGGCGCCCTTGTTCAGCGCGATGCTGCTGCTTCAACTTACGACGCAATCGTAAGCACAGGTGCGGTATCTCCTCAGCGAATCATTGGAGTCGCGCAGCACACCATTGCTGCTGGAAGCTACGGATTCGTACTAAAGCGCGGAATCGGAAAGATTCTTTGTGACGGAAACGTTACTGCAAACAGTGCAGTATGTCCCGACGCAAGCGCTGCAACGGCAACAGATGTTGCTGCTGTAACAGATGCTGCGGTTGCGGTGGCTCTTGCAGACGACACTGGTGCTGCGACTAAGGTCGATGCAATGATTATGTGTGTCGGTTAGTAATAGAAGTTACGACTACTTGGTGGTAGTGTAGGGGCGGCAGGTTTTTGGCCTCCGCCCCTTTTTTTATGAGGTGATACATGAACTTGACAGACATTCGAAATGCAATGTACGCGCAAGCGGACTACGGCCCAAAGAATAGCGAGGGCGCCAATGACAGAATGGACAAGTTCATAAACCGGGCATACAATCTTCTTTCATTAGAAGCGCCTTTTTTGTTTTTTGAAGACACTTTGAAGCTGGCTACGCAGCCGGATATTATAGCAGACAATAATAATAAAATTAGTTTTGCTCCAGATTTGACTTGGGACTCTTCGGGAACATCATTTTTCCCGGACGGATCGACATCAGCTACTTTGGAGCCCAACCCTTGGGTTGTCAAGCAGGATGCCGTGGGAGCAGGAGGGACTCTTGTAGACTGGCCTACTGACAGAAGTTGGGATGGCAGAGTTATTGAGATACAGGACTCGGACGGC